GTTCATGGTGGTGTGATATCTAATGGTACAATTACTGGAAGAATGTCACATCGTAGTCCAAACCTTGCTCAAGTTCCTAACATGGGGAGTCCTTACGGTAAAGAATGTAGGGCTTGTTGGATTGTACCAGAAGGATATAAGCTTGTAGGAATTGATGCTAGTGGATTAGAGCTTAGAGTGTTGGCTCATTACATGAATGATAAGGAGTATATTAATGAAGTTATCAACGGAGACATTCATACAACTAACCAAAAACTTGCAGGACTTGAATCAAGAGATCAAGCTAAGACATTTATCTATGCACTCATCTACGGAGCAGGAGATGCGAAGATTGGCAAGGTTGCTGGAGGAAACAGAAAGTATGGCTCGGAGCTTAAAAGACGCTTCCTCAATAATCTACCTGCACTTAAATTCCTTAAAGATAGAGTGCAACAAGCGTCTAGAAGAGGATACCTTAAAGGATTAGATGGTCGTAAAATATTTATTAGAAGCCAACACGCCTCTTTAAATAGTTTACTACAAGGGGGAGGTGCTATTGCAATGAAGAGAGCATTAGCCATGTTAGATTCTTTAATAAAATTACAAACATTAGATGCTAGATTTGTAGCTAACATCCATGATGAATGGCAAATGGAAGTAAGGGAAGACATAGCAGATTTTGTAGGTCAGTTAGCTGTGGGCTGTATTGAGAAGGCAGGAGAACATTACAATATGAGATGCCCTCTAACTGGCGAATATAAAATAGGGAGTAACTGGAGTGAAACACACTAAACAAATGGAATTTTTTGAAGACGATCATAATGATTTAGTCTTTGAAGACGGAAAGATATGTATTAAATGTAATCATAAATTACCTTTAGATAGCTTTAGTCCTGCATCAGGAGGTAATTTTTTAAGACCTGAATGCAAGAAGTGCAACAACGAATTGAGTAAAGTAAGGGCTAGATTAAAAACTCAATATGGTATGCCTGAAGAAGGTCATGTATGTCCTATTTGTTTAGGAACAAAAGACCAAGTGAATGGACTAGGTAATAAGAAAAACGGTTCTTGGGTAATTGATCATTGCCACGAAAGCGAATCATTCAGAGGATGGCTTTGTCATACTTGTAATAGAGCTTTGGGTGGGTTTAAAGATAATGTGGATATACTTGATAGGGCAATAAATTATTTAACGGAACATCAAAAGGAATTAATATGAAAACAAAAGATAACTATAATAAATTCAAGTCTGAATCTGGACATTGGTACACACATGAAGGTGAACCTATGTACACAATCATAGGTGCTAATGGAAAAGAAAGAAATACAAATCTTAGAGATGCGAAATCTTTGGGTTTAGTTCCTTCCGTAACAACTATTATGGGAATGATAGCTAAACCATCTTTAGAAAACTGGAAGATAAATCAGGCTTTAAATTCTGCTCTCTCATTAAAGAGGCAAGAGGGTGAATCAATTGAATCATTTACTTATAGGTGTAAACAAGACTCTAAGAAGATAGGATTGAAGGCAGCTAAAGAAGGCACTAAGATTCATGCGATGATTGAGAGAGGATTCTTAGGTAAGAGAAAAACTAAGCCTTATAAGGTTATTAAGGCATGGTTAGATGAAACATATCCTGATGAAGATTGGATAGCAGAAGCTTCCTTCTGTGCTAAGAGTGGGTATGGTGGTAAGATAGATTTATATTCTAACTCAGGAATCTTTATAGACTTTAAAACTAAAGACAACCTAGAAGGAAAAGACCCAGCTAGATTAGTATATGATGAACATGGTATGCAACTATCAGCCTATGGACAAGGGTGTGGGTTTGATGATATTGAAAGAGTGTCTATCTTTGTAGATAGAAAAAATACAGGGTTTATTCTTTGCCACGTCTGGGATAAAGAGTCACATCAAAAACATTTATCAATGTTCAATAGTATATTAGAATATTGGAAACTTGCTAAAAATTATAATTGTGAAGTAATATAATGCCTATAAGAAAGCCCAGAAAACCTAGACCTAAGAAGATTAATGTTCCTAAAGGCTATGATAGTAGGTGGGAATATAATATACATAAAGAAATTTTAACAGATTGGGAACACCATACTTCTAATATAGAATATACTGTCTCTCATACATATCAGACTGACTTCATTAAAACTATTGATGGCAAGATAATATTATTAGAAGCTAAAGGAAGGTTCTGGGATTATGCTGAATACAGTAAATATATTTGGATTAGAAAAGCCCTTTCTTTTATGGCTGATGATTATGAACTGATGTTCTTGTTTCAAAAACCTTATGCTCCTATGCCTCAAGCAAAGAAAAGGAAAGACGGAACAAAACGAACCCACGCAGAGTGGGCTGAAACTAATAACTTTAAATGGTATAGTGAAGATACACTACCGAAGGAATGGATAAATGAAAAAATCGAGAAAATATAAATTTAACGAAGATAAAATTTTAGAAACAATAAGCTTTCATATAGATAAAACTTACAATGAACACTATGCACATGGTAAGTATCAAGCAACAGATATGATATTAGATTCAGGACATGGAGAGGGTTTTTGTCTTGGTAATATAATGAAGTATGCTATGAGGTATGGCAAGAAGAACGGTAAAAATTCTGGAGACTTGTTAAAGATTATTCATTATGCTATAATAGCTTTATATTTAATAGAGGATAATAATGACTGAAGATAAAATAGGAAAGAAACCTTATTTAGGAATAATAATAGATTACGATAAAGAAAAAAAATTAGATAAGTTTAGTATCGATACATTAAAAGATAGGTATTTCTGGGAAAAAGAAACTCATGCACAAGAGGCATTTGCTAGAGCTTCAGTATTTTCATCGACCTACAGAGGAGAAACAAATTATGAAATGGCTCAAAGACTTTATAACTACAGTTCCGATTGTTGGTTCATGTTCAGCACTCCTATACTTAGCAACGGGGGAACTACTCGTGGGCTTCCTATCAGTTGCTTTCTTAATTATGTTCCTGATAGTAGGGGTGGGCTTTCTTCTCATTATGACGAGAACATATGGTTGGCAAGTTCAGGTGGAGGCATTGGTGGATATTGGGGAGATGTTAGGAGTAATGGTATATCTACTGCTCATGGCTCTCGTTCTACTGGATCAATTCCTTTCATGCACGTTGTAGATTCTCAGATGTTAGCCTTTAATCAAGGCACTACAAGACGGGGAAGCTACGCAGCTTACATGAATATAAACCATCCAGAAATTGAAGAGTTTATAAACATGCGAAAAGAATCAGGCGGTGATATAAATAGGAAGTGTTTAAATTTACATAACGGAATCACATTAACTAATGAGTATTTAGAAGCTGTCCAGAACGATGAAGATTGGAGATTAATTGACCCTAAAACTCAAGAAGCTATTAAGATTGTTAATGCAAGAGAGTTGTGGTGGCAAATAATAAATGCACGAGCTGAGACAGGAGAACCTTATCTGGTTAATATCGATACCTGTAATAAGGCTTTACCTGAAGAACAAAAAGCTTTAGGTTTAGAAATTAAACAAAGCAATCTATGCTCTGAAATTACGCTACCTACCAACGAGGAGAGAACTGCTGTTTGTTGTTTGTCGAGTGTCAACCTAGAACATTTTGATAAATGGTCCAAAGATGAATTATTTATTAATGATTTAATAACTATGTTAGATAATGTCTTACAACATTATATTGATAATGCAATTGATACGTCACAGTTAGGAGGGTATAGTGCTAATTTCAAACGATTTTCAAATTATATTAAAGAGGATAAAGAGGGCTATGCTAAATCTGCATACTCAGCATATCGAGAAAGGTCTCTCGGCTTGGGGGCAATGGGCTTCCACGCTTATCTTCAATCTAAAGGAATACCTTTTGAAGGTATATTCGCAACCGGATTTAATCATAAAGCATTTTCATATATTAAAGAAAAGTCTTTGGAAGCTTCTGAGTTCTTGGCTGAAGAAAGGGGTGAAGCTCCTGATATACTTGGTTCGGGGTACAGAAATGCTAATCTACTTGCTGTTGCTCCTAACGCTAGTTCCAGTATTATTTGTAGTGGCACTTCCCCTAGTATTGAGCCTTATAGGGCTAACGCATACACGCACAAAACTTTGTCAGGTACTTACCAAGTTAAGAATCAATTCTTAGAAAAGCTTTTAAAGTCTAAAGGTTTGAAAGGTAAGAAGCTAAAAGAAATTTGGAAAGACATATCAGCTAACGAGGGTTCTGTTCAGCACTTAGATATCCTTGATGATAAAGAAAAAGAATTATTTAAAACCGCAAACGAAATTAATCAGATATGGATTATTGAACATGCAAATGTAAGGCAACCTTTTATTTGTCAAGCACAATCAGTAAACTTGTTTTTTACATTACCGAAAGCTACTGAAGATCAAGAGGTTCATGACGAGTATATGCAATATGTAAGTGATGTACATTGGTATGGTATAAACAAATTAAAATCTTTATATTATTTTAGATCAAACGCTGCAAGAACTGCAGAAAACGTAAACATAAAAGTGCCACGAATTAAATTAGAAGAAGTGGACTGTATTGCCTGTGAAGGTTAAGGAGAATTTATGAGCTTATTAGGAACACGAGATTATTACAAACCATTTGAGTATCCTTGGATGTTTGATTATTATGTATTACAAAATCAAATGCATTGGATGCCTGAGTCTGTACCTCTACATACAGACGTAAAAGATTGGCAAGATTTAAAGCCAGTAGAAAAGAACCTACTAACACAAATATTCCGACTGTTTACTCAGTCAGATGTTGACGTGGCTTCAGGATATATAGATAAATATATGCCTATTTTTAAAAAGCCAGAAGCAAGAATGATGATGTCATCTTTT